TGGAGAAATAGAGAGAGATCACAAGCCGCAACGTCGCATCATGGAACTCACCGGGGACATCGTTCCCCTTCGGACCAGAAACATCCTTGAAGAAACCTGTCGCAAATTCAATGTTCGCCTTGATCGGGATTCGAAGGTTATTCAGTTTCCCTACTACTCACAATCTGGACAGCTCATCGCGTATAAAGCTCGTGATGTTGAGAAGGATTTTCGGTGGATAGGAAAGAACGAAGACCACACGCTTTTCGGTCAACAACTGTGGGGCCAAGGCAAGTCCATCGTTATCACGGAGGGCGAGTTTGATTGCCTCAGCGTGTTTCAGGTCCGCAACAGCTGGCCAGTGGTCTCCGTTCCAAATGGAGCCCAAGGCGCCAAGCGTGCCCTCCAGCATCAACTGAAGTGGCTTCTAGGGTTTGAGGAGATCATCCTCCTGTTCGACAATGACGACGCTGGAATCCAAGCAGCACAAGACTGTGCGAGTCTCTTTCCACACGATCGGCTCTTCATTGCCAGAACCAGCCCATACAAGGATGCCAACGAGGCGCTGATTGCCAAGGACAACGACGCAATCAGACAGGCACTGTGGAACAAGAAACCTTATTCACCAAAGACTGTCATTGATGGGCGTGAACTTTTCGATCTGGCCACTCGTCCCCTTCATGGTCGGGACGCTGACTGGCCTTTCGCAGCTCTCAACTCCATCACCGGAGGACTTCGCAGAGGCGAGCTGGTTACCGTTACCGCCGGATCCGGTGTTGGTAAATCCACATTTTGTGGAGAAGTAGCTCAAAAGTTGGTTGACCAGGACCAAAGTGTGGGCTATATTGCCCTTGAGGAGAGTCTTCAGCGGACTGCTCTTCGCTTGATGTCCGTCAAGGCCAACCGACCACTTCACCTCAACAATGAACTTCCCACAGATGATCTCAAGGCGGCATTCGAAGCCTCGCTCGGTACCGGTAGGGTTTATCTGCGAGATGGTTTTGGTTCTGTGGACCCTGATGCAATTCTTTCCGACTGTCGATTCATGGCACTCGCCAAAGAAGTTGGGTGGATCATCCTCGATCACCTCTCAATCTTGATGAGTGGCAATGAGTCGCATGATGAAAGAAAGCTGATTGACCTGACAATGACCAAGCTTCGTTCCTTTGTGGAGGAGACTGGCATTGGCATGATTCTGATCAGTCACCTAAAGCGACCACAGAACGACAAGGGCCACGAAGACGGGGCACAGGTTAGCCTCGGTCACCTTCGTGGATCACATAGCATCGTGCAACTTTCTGACATGGTCATCGCCCTTGAGCGAAATCTATCAGCAGGCGATAGTACTTCCAACATTCGTGTGCTAAAGAATCGCTTCAACGGCAAGACCGGTCCAGCAGGAGCCGTCAGTTTTGATGGCAACACTGGTAGAATGGTTGAGTCCGATGTTGTTGAACTGACCAAGTCCAAATCCAACATTCCCGATGACTATTCTGACTTCTAATGATCTTTGTTCCTGCGGCTCTGATTCCTTTTTCTACTCTGAGGAATATCCGCAAGGTTACTTCTGTAATGAATGCGGAAAGCCCGACGCTCACACCCAAGCAGCCCTTGATGCCGAACAGCCGGGACAGTGGTCATGAGGCTACTGTTCGATATTGAAACCAATGGGCTACCACGACAAGGATTAGATCAGATTCACTGTATTGTTGCTAAGGATCTGGACAGTGGACAGGTCTTTCGTTACAACGACACTGGGTCAGCTGAGTCCGTAACTGCCGGGGTAACAATCCTAGAATGCGCGGATGAACTTGTCGGCCACAACATTGTTGGGTTTGACATCCCCGTGATCCAAGGTCTCTATCCATTCTTTGAACCCAAAGGAAGGATTTACGACACCCTGATCATGAGTCGGATGTTCTTTCCAGACATCCTTTCCAGAGACTTCCGCAAGAAGCCTATTGGAATGCCAAGCAAGTTGTTTGGTAGACATTCCCTGGAAGCATGGGGTTACCGTCTTGGTGATTACAAAGGTCAGTTCGCAAAAACAACGGACTGGTCAGAGTGGTCAAAGGAGATGGAAGACTACTGTGAGCAGGATGTTCACGTTGGTATGACCCTGTTCGAACTCTTTAAGGAGAAGTTGGAACGGTTCGAAGATTCCATTCAACTTGAGCATGATGTTGCCACGATCATGGCCAAGCAGGAAACCTCTGGATGGCCCTTTGATGTGAAGAAGGCCCAGCAACTAGAGTCCGTTCTCAGAACAGAAATGGACCAGCTGGCCGATCAGATGCGTGCCACCTTTCCTTATGTGGATGGTGGACAGATGACTCCTAAGCGTCCCAACGCGACACGGGGGTACATCAAAGACGCACCATTTACAAAGCTGAAGGAGTTCAACCCAACCAGCAGAGATCACATCGGCTGGGCTTTCATGACTTGGAGGGGTTGGAAACCTGAGGTATTCACCGACACTGGACGACCTAAGATCGATGAAGGCATTCTACAATCCATCGGAACAATGGAGGCCGATACATTTGGACGGATCTTGGAACTTCAAAAAGCTCTGGGTCAACTCAGTGACGGAGCCAATGCGTGGCTTAAGATGGTTACCAAGGATGGTCGCATACACCATACCTGCCAACTGGCCACGAACACAGGACGGAATGCCCACAGTCGTCCTAACCTTGGCCAAACTTCCTCTGATCCTCGTTGCCGCGAGTTGTTTGGCCCTGGCAAAGGTATGCGTCAGGTTGGTGCTGATGCTTCTGGACTTGAGCTGCGTATGCTTGGCCACTATCTTGCTTTTTATGACGGAGGTGCCTTCGCAGATGTTGTTGTTAATGGAGACATTCATCAACAAAATGCTGATCGGGTTGGCTGCTCCAGAAAGGATGTCAAAACGCTGACCTATGCCTTCATCTACGGAGCATCTGATCGGAAGATCGGGGTGTCCTTAGACAAGTCTCTTGATGAGAAAAAGGCTGCGCTGCTTGGCAAGGACATCCGCAAGAAGTTCCTTGAGGCCATTCCTGGTCTTGATCAACTTCTCAAGGCAGTCAACAAGCGAGCAGAGTCCGATGTCCTTAGGGCATTAGACGGTCGCCCTATCCGTCTCCAAGGAAAGAAACACGCAGCCCTCAACTACCTTCTTCAATCAGCTGGTGCCATTGTTTGCAAGCGGTGGAATGCTATTGCTTACCAACAACTGGAACAATTAGGATACCGTTGGGACATTGACTATCAATGGCTTGGCTGGATCCACGATGAAATACAGCTCGCTGTTCAACCACACCTAGTTAATGATGCCAAGTTCCAACTCGAATGGTCGATCGTCCAGGCGGGGGAATACTACAAACTCAGAGTTCCCCTCGCGTCAGAAGCAAAAGAAGGAGCTTCGTGGGCAGACTGTCACTGATACCCACCTTCGGGTTGATGCTGACTTCTTTGCCTATCGAGCCTGCCAATCAGCTGAGATAGAGTTGGACTGGGGCGATGACCTCATCACCATTGCCAGCAACTTTCAAGTCGTATTGGAGATCTTTGAGGGTGAGCTTAACAATCTTCGAAAGAGATTCGACAGCGACCACATCACCCTCTACTTCTCTGACGCTAAGAACTTCCGCAAGACCATCTCTGCGGATTATAAGGGTAAGAGAACCAAGCGCAAACCAGTAGGCTACAAGCGTCTGCTGGAATGGTGTGCTAAGCATTACAAAACTGTTCGTTACCCTAATCTGGAAGCCGACGATGCTCTTGGTCTGGAGTGTCACCTTGATCCTTCTGACTTTATTCTGGTCAGTCCGGACAAAGACATGAAGCAAATCTCCTGCCGTCTCTTTAACGGCGAGGACGAGGTCAACGTGACCCCAGAGGAGGCAGATCACTGGTTCTGGACCCAATGCTTGACAGGCGACCCCGTTGATGGTTACAAGGGCGTTCCGGGCGTTGGCTCCGTAGGGGCTAGGAAGATCCTTGACAAAGCCACCGATCCGTGGGAAGCTATCGTAGCTGCCTACGAAAAGGCAGGCCTTACCGAGGAGGAAGCCCTACTCAACGCTCGCTTGGCACGGATCCTTCGTCCGGGCGAATACAACTCAACCACGAAGGAACCCATCCTATGGACCCCACCCGCCTCACAATTGGACTAGAAATTAGTCTTGTTCTGATTATTCTCTACTTACTGGATCGAAACCTTTTCCATTATGTGGACCTCTTGCTACAAAGTTTTCGTACCCGAGTACTCTTACAGTTCCATAAAAGAGTTCTTGGAATCAGACTCTGGTTCGACCGACAAGCCCTTGTCCACCGAGGACCCGTGGGCAGACTCTGGAACGCCTACAGCCTCTGGAAAATCCGAAACAACCCCGCCTACAGAGAGTTCTTCGAAGGTCGTGAGTAAGTACAATCCTGCCCACTATCAGCGTGGAAAGATTCAAGTCTGGGACTTTATCAGTGACCAGAACCTTGACTTCCTTACCGGCAACGTTGTCAAGTATGTGTGCCGCGCTGGCCTTAAGGATTACGAGTCTGAGCTGGATGATTTGCTGAAGGCCAAGGCATACATCGAAAAGAAGATCGCTCAAGTTTCAGCAGGTCGTAATCGATGATCACCCCATCGCTGCTCCAACAGGCCATCACCTTTAGACAGGCGATGGACCAACCAATCAACACACCAGATGAAAACGTCCACGAGCTTCAATTCCATCTGATCATTGAAGAATATAACGAACTTCGGGATGAGTTTGAAAATGAGTTAGTTAATGACTCAAAAGTTGACCAATTAAAGGAGCTGGCAGACCTCGTGTTCGTCTGCTACCAATACGCAGCTGCTCGTGGCTGGGACCTGGACACCGCAATGCGACGAGTGTTCGAATCAAACATGAGCAAACTGGTCGATGGAAAGCCCCTCCGTCGAGCAGATGGTAAAGTAATGAAGGGCCCCAACTATCAACCCCCTATTCTTGACGACCTCGTATGACCAGCTATGCTGACCTGGGAGACCTCCCCAACACTATCGCCCGGACCGGTCGCGTTCAATCGTGGATCGACAATCCGGAATCTCGCCTTCCCGTCAGTTGTACCGTGTTTGTCGTTGAGGACAGCATGGAAGGACCGGAAGGCATTGAAGCCTCCTGGCGCTTTGTTTCCCACGCCCTTCGCAATGGTGCTGGAGTTGCTGTTCACCTTTCTAAACTCCGTCCGCTCGGGGCTGAGAATGGTCGTGGTCTTACTGCGTCTGGCCCTGTTTCTTTTGCTCGCATCTATTCTGCTCTTAATGAAACCCTCAGGCGCGGTGGAGTCTACAAAAACGGAGCTGTTGTTTGTCATCTTGACTATACTCATCCCGATGCTATTGATTTCATCCGTGCCAGTCGTTCAGATCTTGCGTGGGTGAAGCGATGCTTGAACGTTGACAAGAATTTTTTGGATGTTGCTTCTCCGGAACTGATTGCTGCTACCCTTGATGGAATTAAGAAGGGCGACATCTGGCTGAACCAGATCCGCTTTGACAGTAACGGAAAGCGTATTTATGGAAATGTCTGCCTTGAAGTTTATCTTCCTAGTCGTGGCACTTGTCTTCTTCAGCACGTCAATCTCGGTGCTTGTAAGGTCGATGACCTAGTGCCGGCATTTGTGGAGGGCATGAGTTCTCTGATTGCTCTTCACGGCCAGACTGGTGTCGGAGAAACTGGGGAATACCTTGCCCCTAAAGTAGACCGTCAAGTTGGCCTGGGTATTCTGGGGCTGGCAAACTTCTTGGCCTATCATAAGGTAACCTACAAAGAGTTTGGTAAAGCCCTCGATGCTTACTTCACACGTCGTCTCACCGGTTCTAAAGCCGAAGTCCTTGTCACTGAGCTTGCAACAGCCATCGACACGGCAGCTCAACTGGCCCGTCAAGCTAAAATGGATCGGGCGTTTGCTATTGCTCCTACCGCTTCTTGTAGTTACAGCAATATCGATCTTCGGGGCTATACTACCACTCCAGAGTTGGCTCCTCCTATTAGCCGTCACATTGATCGTGACTCAGGGACGTTTGGGGTTCAGTCGTATGATTACCCGCCAGATTGTGAGATTGCTTCGGAAGTAGGTTGGGAAGATTATAAGCGTGTGGCGGATGGTATTGTTCGCCTCTATCGAAACACTTTTCTGTTCCACGGATACTCGTTCAACAGCTGGAGCGATGTCGTCACCTACGACGAACAGTTCCTGAGCGAGTGGCTCACCTCACCACAGACTTCTCTTTATTACGCCCTTCAGGTCATGCCTGATACCCAAGCCAAGGATGATGCCCTGGCTGCCCTGGATGATGACTACAAGGAACTCTTCTCCTTTGAGGAAGATGAAGTGGATCCTGATTGTGGTTGTCCCAAAGTTAAACCAATCGATGAGCCCTGTATCCCCTGCGGAGAATGAATACCCTGTCCCCCTATGCCCAAGTCATTGCCCGTAAACGTAAGTGGACTCCAGTAGCCGTTCAAGCTGGTAAGCTTGTTGAGGGGTCTGAGGATGCGATTCGTCGTGCCCTTGGACTCCGCCACCTGGAACTGCCGGTCCGCGAGTTCCTTCAGCAAGGTCTGGAAAAGGAACTGCCAGCGACTGCCGGTGTTGTGGAGGCCCTCAAGAGTAATCAGCTGGATGAAGAGCGCCACGACCAAGCTCTCAACTATGTGGTGGCTGCTCACGGTACCGACAATAAAGCAGAAGCTGAAGCCAAACATATTCTTAAGGCTTGGCTTGATGCTCCAGAACACCCTATCCTAAAGGCAGCGATCCTTGAACGCAGTGTCTTCTTCGTCATCCTTCCCTTCTTCCGATTCAACGGAGACATCGGCATCCGCACCACAGCAGCCGACATCAGCCGAGACGAACAAACCCACGTCGCGGTCCACTCGATGGTCTGCTCCGAGCTTGGCCTCAAGTCCACACCAAGCCTCAATCGACTACGCAGAGCGACTGTTGGATGGGTAGTGGATGGCCTGTCCTCGTCTGAGAATAAGTATCTGGACAAGGACTTCTGGCTGAAGCAATCCGATTCCCTTTACGAACGCGGTAAAGCTCCTGGCCTGTCCGATACCCAGCGTGCTCGGATGCCTGCGTTCTTTGAAGCCGCCAACACCGACCTACCTCAGTATGGCTAACGATTACCTTGAAGCCGAAGAACTCCCTCTATCCAGAGTGGTAGGGGGACAGGTTGATCTTGTCAAACTGATTGAAGAACTCGATGAAATGTACCCTGACCGGTACCCTGAGTTCTCTATTTGCGAACGACAAATGGCCTTCCAAGCGGGGGCTATCGCTATTATCCGTTACCTCAAAGGAAAGATTTAATCATGTGCCTTGGATCTCCTGCTGCTGCCCCCGCTCCGATGGCTCCGCCACCGCCGCCTCCGGCAGCCCCTGAACCCGTGTTTACGGGTAAGACCCCTACTCAAGTGAGCCCTGCCCGATCCATGCGGGCTTCTTCCCGTCAAGCTGGTAGGGGCACTTCTGCCTTGAACATTCCCCTCAGCACTGGTGGTACAACCCAGACTGGGCTTAACATTGGTAAATAAACATGGAAAATCAGACTGCCGCTTCCCGATATGCAAGGCTATCCAGCGACAGAACGATCTTCCTTGATACCGCTAGAGATTGTGCTGCTCTTAGCATTCCTCATTTGTTGACTCCTACTGGATCAATGAATGGCCAAAAACTTCCTACTCCTTGGCAATCAGTCGGGGCGAAGGGAGTCAATGTAATGGCTTCAAAGCTGATGCTAAGTCTGTTCCCTGTGAACACGACTTTCTTTAAACTTCAGATTAACGATGGAAAGCTAACCAACAATCCAGAAATTGACGCAAAGGTTCGTTCCGAAATTGATCTTAGCTTGGCTAAGATGGAACGAGTTGTAATGCAATCAATTGCTGAGTCCCAAGACAGAGTGATTCTTCATCAAGCGATGAAGCATCTTATTGTTACGGGTAATGCTCTGGTATTTATGGGTTCAAAGGGTATTAAAATCTACCCATTGGATCGTTATGTAGTTGTTAGAGATGGTGAAGGAGAGCCAATTGAGATCATCACTGTTGAAGCGGTTGATCGTCAATTCCTTCCCAAAGAGCTTCAAAACGCCGCCAAGAAAAACGTCAATGCTGTTGATGATACCAGCGGTACAGCTGCTGTAGCTGATATTTCTGTTGGTGAAGGTGAGGCCGTTGTTTATACATGGGCCAAGCTAATCAACAACCAGTGGATTTGGAAGCAAGAGGTTGATGGGGAAGTCGTTCCCAATAGCCTCAGCAAAGCTCCTAAATCCATTACCCCTTGGCTTCCCCTCCGCTTCAATGTCGTTGATGGTGAAGACTATGGTCGTGGACGTATCGAAGAATACCTTGGAGATCTTAAGTCTCTTGAAGGGCTTATGCAAGCAATGGTGGAAGGTTCCGCTGCTGCTGCTAAGGTGGTCTTTCTGGTTTCTCCTTCTGCTACCGTTAAGCCTTCTAATCTGGCAAAGGCCGGCAATGGGGCGATCATCCAAGGACGGGCCGACGACGTAACAGCCGTACAGGTCCAAAAGCAAGCAGACTTCTCTACTGCTTATCAAATGATCACCCAGCTCAATCAACGGCTGAGTGAAGCATTCCTTATTCTTACTGTTCGACAAAGCGAACGTACTACTGCCGAGGAAATCCGAGCAACCCAACAAGAGCTTAATGAGCAGCTTGGTGGTATCTATGGAAATCTTACAGTAGAACTGCTGCGTCCGTATTTGAATCGTAAACTGTCTGTTCTTCAACGTAGTGGTGAAGTTCCCAAGCTTCCCAAAGGAATTGTATTCCCTACCGTTGTTGCTGGCCTGGAAGGTGTGGGTCGTGGTCAAGATCGGGAATCTCTTATGATGTTCCTTCAGACCGTGTCTCAATCTCTTGGTCCGGAAATCATGATGAAATTTATCAATCCTGATGAAGCCGTTAAGCGTCTCGCTGCGGCCCAAGGTATTGACATTCTGAATCTGGTTAAGACTCAAGAACAGCAGAACGCTGAGATGCAACAGATGCAACGTCAGCAAGCACTTCAATCCTTGACGGAACAGGCTGGTCAATTTGCTGGCTCTCCGTTGATGGATCCTAGTAAAAACCCTCAAGCACTCGATGGCATCCAACAGACGCTCCAAAACCTTGGAGGATCAGGCATCCTTCCCGGAGGACAGCCTCAGCAATCTCCAGCCCCAACAGCCGGAGCCCCAGGGCCTTAACCCTGAGGACTATGAAGTTGTTGATGAATCCATTGAACTGACCACCCGCAATAAGTACGCTGGTAAGCCAAAGGTTCGAGCCAATAAGTCTCGGCCTTTGGTTGGCAGCCATGGTCCAAAAGTTAATGCACCCACCTTTGGCGTCGTTCGCGGCGTCTACCACTAATGCAAGAAAACACCTTTGACTCGACTGACGATCTTGACGCTAAAGAAAGTCGTCTTACCGAAGAAGCTCGCCTTGCTGAGATTGGTGAAAAACTAATTGAGCAAGAAGAAGAACGAGAACAGCGCAAGTACGATCAAGCCCGAGAGGATGCTGAATCGGAACTTCGTTACGCTGGTAAGTTCAAATCTGCTGAGGATCTTGAGAAGGCTTATAAAGAGCTGGAAAAGAAACTTGGACAGAAAGAGAGTAATGACTCTTCCTCAGGAGAAGAAGAAACTGAGAGTGATGAGTCGTCAGAAAATGAAGAGGAAGATCAAGAAGAAGAGGTAACTGTTTCTGAGGAATCAGAATTTCTGAAGGCAGCCTCAGAAGAATACTATTCCAACAACAATCAGCTTAAGCCTGAAACCATTCAGAAGCTTAAGGAAATGCCTTCGGAAAAGCTTGTCGAGGCATATCTGAATAATGTCAGAAACTCTCCAGCAGCAACGCCTCAGGTCCTGACGGATGCTGATGCTAAATCCATTGTGGATTCTGTTGGAGGTGCTGATGCTTACAACCAAACCCTTGCCTGGGCTGCTGATAATCTTTCTCCTAATGAAGTAGCAGCCTACGACAACGTGGTCAATAGCGGAAACAAGGACGCTATCTTCTTTGCTGTTCAAGCACTCAATCAAAAGTATAGGGATTCCGTGGGATTTGAAGGACAACAGGTCTCTGGTAAGAATGTGCGAAACTCCGTTAAAGGATTCCGTTCACAAGCCGAACTGGCTCAAGCCATTTCTGACCCTCGCTACCGTAATGATCCTGCCTATCGATTGGATGTAGAAACAAAGCTTGCCGCTTCTGGCGATCTGCTTTAATTGACTGCCCGCGTCCGTGGCATTGTAACGGCGATTGCACACCGGATGGATTCCCGGTGGATGGTGAACCGTCCCGCTGCCCTTCGGCGCGGACAACTAAATAAAACACCCCTCATGCCTATCCATTGGAAGCACAAACAGAGGGGTCGCTGGCATCATCACCTAATGGTAAGGCCTCACCTTGTTGGTGAGTATGTGTGGTTCGATTCCCACTGATGCCCTTGAGGATGGGATAACCTCTTTAAAAACCCAGTTCGAACTGGAGTATTGGCCTGCTGCGGCAGACACCCAATACAACGGACGTATTTTCTAAAAACCGAATACTTCAAATCCGGATAAAACCCAAGTACTTGGAAAGCTGATAAACCTTCTCTTTCCTTAAAACAATGACTGCAACTCTTACCCAACTCGGCCAGGTTAATAAGGCCGGCGATACTAAAGCTCTGTTTCTGAAGCTCTTCACCGGCGAGGTGTATGAAGCTTTCCGTAATGCTACCATTGCCAAGGGTCTGGTTCAGAACCGTACCCTGCGTAACGGCAAGGAAGCCCAGTTTATTCACACCGGCCGCATCTCGGCTGGGTATCACACCCCCGGCACCGCTATCCTCGGTTCGGGCAACCCTCCTGTGGCTGAGACCACCATCGCAATGGATGACCTGCTGGTCGCCAGCGCGTTCGTGTATGATCTGAATGAGACCCTGTCTCAGTACGACATCCGTGGCCCCATCGCCCGTCAGATCGGCCAGAGCCTGGCTGAATTTTATGACCGTCGTATCTTCCGCGTTCTTGACCGTGCTTCGGGTCTGACCGCTGCTGTGACCGGTGAGCCCGGTGGTTTCCAGGTCAACCTGGGTGCCTCCAAGGAGTATGATGCTCAGGCCCTCGTGGACGGTTTCTTTGAAGCCGCTGCTCGCCTGGACGAGATTGCTGCTCCTAAGGATGGTCGTGTGGCCGTTCTGAGCCCCCGCCAGTACTACGCCCTGATCAGCCAGGTTGATACCAACATCCTCAATCGTGAGTATGGTAACAGCCAGGGCAACCTGAACAGCGGCGAAGGTCTCTATGAGATCGCTGGTATCCGCATCTACAAGTCGAACAACATCCCCTTCCTGGGCAAGTATGGTTCGGCTGCTGGTACCGCCATCGATGCGGCTGCTGTGACCGGTGAGAACAACAACTACGGTGTTGCTGCTAACTTCACCAACAGCTGCGGTCTGATCTTCCATCGTGACGCTGCTGGCGTTGTCGAGGCGATTGGTCCTTCGGTCCAGACCACTGGTGCCGACACCAAGGTCATCTACCAGGGCGACGTGATCGTCGGTAAGCTGGCCTACGGTGCTGGCCCCGTGCGTGTGTCCTGTGCCGGTGCTTTCCGCAACGTCTGATGATGAAGTCCTAATTTGAAATAAATTAGGAGTTTGTTAGGAGGTCTCTACGGGGGCCTCCTTTTTTATTTGTCAACCTAGGTCTGTCCCATGACTTTTGCTACTACGCAGCTTGATGCTGTGAATCAAATGCTGACTGGCATCGGACAGGCTCCGGTGACTTCTCTTGATTCGTTTAATCCTGAAGTGGCTACGGCACTTAGCATTCTTGATGATGCTAACCGTTCTGTTCAAGGAGAAGGGTGGAACTTTAACACTGAATACAAGTATCCATTCACTTCTGATACTAACGGCGACATCTTTGTACCAAGTACTGTTCTGCAAATCGCAGATAATAAGATTGCTAACGTACAAAAATACCAGACCGTATTGCGCCAAGGTCGGCTTTACGATAAAATCAATCACACCTACACCTTCCCAGTCAACACCACGATCTACTGTGATGTAATCTGGGCCTTTGACTTTGAGGATCTTCCACAAATTTTTAAGGATTACATCGTTATCAAAGCCACCCGCATCTTCTATGATAGGGTCGCTGGAGATATTGATGCTGTGAAGTTTAAGATCTTTGAGTCCGATGAAGGTATGGCCAGGGCCAACTGCTTGTCCTATGATACGCAGACCTCCGAGGCCAACATCTTCGGCATTGAAACCGGTCAGAACTTCTACGTCTCGTTTACTCCATATCGAGCACTGGCACGCTAATGGCTACTATCTCTCAGAAAATTCCTAACCTAATTGGTGGGGTATCTCAACAAGCAGATTCATTCAAACTTGCTGGTCAGCTCAGATCCTGTACCAATTACTTTCCTGATCCAGCCTTTGGTCTGATCAAGCGGCCAGGCTTGAAGGGAATTGGGAAACTGAGTGGAGCAGCTGCTGATGGTACATGGTTCATGGCCATCCGAGACGATCAGGAACGATACATTATTCAGTTTTCTAAGTCAGGTGTTCTGAGGATTTGGGATGCTGAGTCTGGAGTAGCAAAGACAGTCAACGCTCCAGCAGGAACTGCTACAACCTATGCCACCCACACTGATTCAAGTGACCTGGCATTGTTGCAAATTAACGATTACTACTTTGTTCTCAACAAAAAAGTAATCACTAAGATGGCAGCTGCTACAAGTGGCAGTCAATCCTACTTTGCATTTGTTAATGTAAACACAATTGGTGGTGATCTGACATATAGCATTACGTTGGATGCTTCCACATACACCATTACCAGCGCAGCATCTGCTCCTAAACTGATCGATGTTGTAGGTGCTCTTGTTTCTGCCATTAATGCTGGTGGTGTGTATTCGGCAACGGCCGTAGGTAATACCATCTACATCATTAAAAATAGTGGTGGAGACTTTTCCATCAAGGCTTCGGGTGGTGCCACTGGTACTGCGTTGGAAGCATTTAAGGGTGAAGTACCATCAATTACAGCCCTGCCTAAGCAATTCAAAAACGCAGCTGTTATCAAGGTTGCTGGAGATGCAGCCAGCAATGGAGATGACTATTACGTCAAGTTTGAAACTGATGGTGGTGGTGCGTATGGTGCTGGATCTTGGAAGGAAACGATTGGATTCAATGTTCCTCTAAGGTTTGATGGAACAACCATGCCTCATGTTATTATTCGTGAGGCCAATGGAACCTTCACCTTTCGAGACCTAAACCAAACATCGGTTACCGGAACAGCGACTCTTACTGGTGTTCCTCAAACTATTTCTATTACCAATAATACATTTGGCAAGTACCAAGTTGGTGATAGTTTTGCGGTGAGTGGTGGTAGTGGAACTGATCTTAGGTTGGAAGTAACCAGTACGTTTACTAGAACAACCACAACCACATCTACCAATACCTCAACAACCAATTATGTAGAGCGGATTTTAACTTATACTCCCTTTGGATTTGGGGGTGGTTATTCCTCTAAGTACAATTGGTATGTCAACGGAGTTAAAGTAGCAGAAACAACCAATACAAATCCTATCACTATTGGTAATCAAGTCATTTCGCAAAACGGAGCATTTACAGCAGCTGTAGGTACCAATCCAATTAAAGCCGGTATTAGTATTGTAACATCTTTTCCTAATGCCATCAATGGTGTCGCCATTAGTCGCCCAGGCAAAGGATACACTGCTGGAAACGTAGTCACTTCTGAGTTTGGAGATACCTTTACCATCAATACAGTTGGAACTGCTACCGGTACTGTTGACCAAGCAGCTAACCAGTATTGGAATGATCGGGTTGTTGGTGATTTAGAAACCAATCCAAATCCCACCTTTATTGGATCTACAATCAGCGGACTTAACTTCTTTAAAAACCGACTGATTTTCTTCAGCAATGACAATGTAATTTGTAGTCAAGCAGGAAGTTACTTTGATTTCTTTGCGAGCACTGTTATCACCATTGTTAACAGCGATCCAATTGACATCTCCTGTGGATCTCAAAAGCCTATTCAACTAAGGCATTCCCTTCAGATTCCACGGGGCTTGATGCTCTTTGCTGACAATGCTCAATACATTTTAGAAACTTCTACGGAAGCCTTCAGTCCATCAACTGCGGAAATTAACCTGATCTCAACTTTCAGTCAGGATACAAAAATTCCACCGGTTGATGTTGGCAATAGCTTCATGATCCTTGATCAAAGCGTGCGAGCATCTAGCGTTAAGGAGCTGCTGATTTCTGACGCTGGTACTAAACCTCAAACAGCTGACATCACTAAAACCATCCCATCATACATTCCAGCAAAGATCACTGATTTCAAAGGCAGTACAACATCCAATACGCTTGTACTACTTACTGATCAGGAAAAGAATGCAATCTATATGTATCGGTGGTTGATTAGCCAAGACAAGGCATTGATGAACAGCTGGTTCAAATGGGTCTTGCCTGGAAATGTGTTGCTGGCTAACTTTGATAACGAAAATCTTTACCTTGTTACCAGTCAACCTGATGCCTTTCTTAGCAAGGTTAACCTTATTACAGAGTCATCCAGTGGTGCGCTTTTCTATGATGGTACTTATGTAGATACCCGTTTGGATTTCTACAACTACAATCCGACAAAGGTTTATTTGGCTGGCACGGATGAAACCAAGATCTGCTTTAAGGAAGGTCTTGAAATATTTGATGGACAGGCTGTTGCTATTTCACTTGATCCGGCTAATCCTGGACTTGCCAACAACCTTCCTGTTCAGTATGATGCAGCCGCGCCAGTTGGACAGAAGTACTTCGTGCTTATTGATGGAGATCAAACCTCCGTACAGTGGGCTCTTGGTGTGGCATATGAAGCAGAAGCAACACTTCCAGCTTTGTATTACAAACCAAGCGAAAATGCTGCGGATACTCTTAACGTACCAAACATCTATCGCCTATCAATCAGCAGCTACAATTCTGGACCTTATAGCGTTGAGATTGCTGCGGACGGTAGAGAACCTTATACGGCTGAGCTGCCTCAAATCACTGCCAACCTTTATGGCGCTCAGACATTGCCTATGCTGAGGAATCCTACAAACACTGTTCCAGTCATGGCTAGGGCAGATCAAGTAGAGATTACTCTCAAGGCTGATTATCCATTCCCCACCGCTATTACTAGCCTAACATGGCAAGGAGCCTTCACCACACGAGGAGTGACCAGGCAGTAAATCTTATTCGTCCTGCCACAGTCGAAGATGCTTTCTATGTGGCATCACATCTTCAGGAAGACGACTTGAATGAGTTAGAGGGTCTTGGCCATACAAACATGGACCTGGCCCTCTCCATTTCTGTTCTGTCTTCTGACTTCAGTGTTACCTTTTTGAATCCTAAGGGTGACCTCTGCGGAATTGCGGGGGTATCCAGAACAGATGCCCATTGCGGAGCCATATGGATGTTAACGACACCCTATGTCCGTCCGTATCCAAAACTCTTTTTTAAGGAAGCAAAACGATGGGTCGATCAAATTACTTCCTATGATGTCCTCCATAACATTGCTGATCCACGAAATTCGCTTCACATGAAACTTCTCCACATGCTTGGATTTAAGAAGCTCATGTATCGCACTGTGGGTCCTGACCGTTTAACCTATGTTGAATTTGCTAAGTTAACAAAATGTGTGATGTCGCAATCGCAATCGCTGCCGTCAGCGCAATTAGTACCGGATTAGGTTCAATTGCTTCTTATCAAGCCGAACAGCAAGCATATGAAGGACAGATGGCGGCGTATCGAGCTTCTCAAGAAGCCTACAACCGTCAGATCAAACTGAATGCTGAAGCGGCCAACCGCGCCTATGTTGCGGACCAGATGAAGCTAAAAAACGAATATGATAAGTCAGCTGTTGATGCTCAGAAGCTGATGACGACTGCCATGCAAGCCCAAGGCAATGTCTTGGCATCTGGTAGAGTTGGTCAATCCATTGGTCTTCTTGCTCAGGATGCTGAACGTAGCTTTGGCAAAGATATGGCAACGCTTGGCATGAATCTTGGCTATGCCAATGAAGATTATCTGCTCAGCACTCAGAACACCTTCCAGCAAGCCGAGAGTGCCAACGCTGCCGCTGCTTCTAACCGAATGATCAAGCCTAGTGCGCCTAGCGCGTTGGGGGCTGTTGCCGGCATTGGTGGAGCAGTCATTGGTGGACTTGGAACATATAATGAGTTTGCAGCACCAGGTAAAAAGATTGGAGGTAAGTAATCGATGGCTAGTATTTATGATCCACAGGGTCCCCAAGTTGCTCTTGGTGGGCCGTCTGTATCTCCAGGCTTTAGCCCTACGAGAGCTTATGATCCAAGTCAACAAATGCTTCAGGCTGTTGAACAACAATCACAGCTTAGAAATAGAGAAATTGAGCAGCTAACTGCTTTTAGTTCCACGTTGTCTAAGTTTGTTCAAGAACGAGGCGAGCAGTGGAAGAAAGGTGAGATTGCCAAAGGCTTCTCTAAGTTCATCAGTGGTGGTGGACGTAATCTTTCTCCAGAATACCAGAAAGAACATAAAGAAGCTGAGGTGCGGCTCAGTGAATCAGCCAAACGAGACAATCAATTGGCTGGAGTGGCTGAAACCATTCCTAATGCGGAGGGTGTCTCTGCTGGTATTCGAAACAATTCTCCAGCTCTGACTGGGTGGCAAGCCTATGGTTACAGCATTGCTCAGGCTCAGAATGCTCCATTCTCTCTTGCTAACTACATTAACAAGGCAAGGAGCGAGAATGCTGTCATCCACGATCCAGATACCGGGGTAGATATTACCATCGGTCCCCGCATGGGTAGGGCTCAGGCAGAACGTGCCATGGAGCTGCTTACCGAGAAGTGGTCACTGGAAACAGGCATTTCAAAGATTAATCCTCAAGTGCTGATGGAGCACGCAGCAAATAACATTGCTGTTACCAAACTCCGGATTATGGAGGATTGGGGTAAGGAACTGGATAGCAATGCCAAAGCTCTTCAGCAAGACATTGCATTTAAGAATAGTGTTACTGCTCTTGGCGGTATTACTGATGCAACAACCGCATCAACCGCTTCTGTTGCTCTTGAAAAGATTCTGAGCCCATATTCATATCAGGAAATCAATGAGCAGTTTCCCAAGATTCTTGCTGCTGCTTACCAAGAAAAGGTGGCTGCTGGCGATCAGCTTGGTGCTACGGCCCTACTTACAAACCTTGGTGGCACCAGGCATCCGTCTGGCGTTGGTACCTATCGGGAACGCTTTCTTACAACGTTCCAAGATCTGGAAAGCAAACTTCAGGAGTTTGGAGCAGATCAAGAAAAGGCTAGGAAGGCTGATCAGCTTGCCTTGTTCCAACAAGAGGCTGAGAGGTACAACAACCTTCCTGCTGCTCAACGCGACGCCTTTATCAACGATCCAACCAACGGACTTCTGACTCGGATGCGTCTTGCTGGCATGTCCGAAGAAGACATCAACAAGGCTCGTACTGGTGGTAGCACATCATTTGAGATTGCTCTACTGAAAGGTATCCGAGATGGTAGCTTGCTTGTTGGTTCGAATAAAATCACCAAGTCGGTTCTGGATACTTATCTAGCCAATGGCACGATTGATAAAAGTGTCTATGATCAGGCAGTAGCTAATCCGGCACTTGCTCAGCAGCAGACAGTTAATGATGTCTTCAAGGATGCTAAGGACCAGGCAGTTAATTTGATTCGTGCGTGGCAGACTCAGTCGTTTACCGGCTCTGTTGTGCCCTCAGAGGCTTCTAAAGCCCAGGCTAAGGTGGTTGCAGAGGTGGCTATTGCTAAGGCAATGTCCAAGTATCAAGGAACCATTCAGGCCCAGGTAGACGCCAATCAGCCGATCAACATTATCAAGGTATCGCAAGATCTGGCAGCCCTGGCTCGTCAAGAACTTAGTGATGCAAACTCAGCTTATTATTGGAATCCGGATACCCATTCGGCTCCTAACCTTCAAAAGGCCACAGATAAAGCTCCTTCTCTTGCTCCACCAACCTTCACTACAACCCTACCAAAGAACGTCCTAGACGCAATTACTAACAGAGTTTCATCCAAAGCGGCTCCTGTTCTTGATCCAACAGCAGTTGATCTTCCCGCTCAGATGATTGCTAACGAACAGTTGGCAGTTAATCAAGGTGGTAAGGTATCCAGCAGCATCGTCAACATTGCTCGTGCTTCAGGATATAAGGATGTTAATCGGTATCTTTCTGATCAGGCCGCTAAGAATGGCATGACGTGGACACCGAACTCTGATCAACAAACATTCTTACGAAATGCCAAAACAATTTCTCCTAGCATCGCTGCTCGTCTTGCCGGTGAACTTACACCTTCTGAACGGCGGCGCCTTACACAACAGCTGGAAACAATACGAACCCAGCAGCAAACAAAGGCGTCACTTTCGGCAGCAACGGCGCCTGGGGGAACCTATGCCACATTCCAGAATGATTTGATTCAGCGGGAAGGCGGCGGTACGGATCCGTACGGACAGTACAACTTTGGATTCGCCCGCAGTGGTCCCGCAGATCCTAACCTTACCAACCTTAAGGTAAGGGATGTTATTCGTGGTAACTACACGATCAATGGTCAACGTGTTGTTCATTTTGGAGCGTATCAATTTAAGGCCGATACCTTTGCAGCTGTTGCTAAGAAGGCTGGCATTCCAATGGATGCTCCATTCAACAAAGAGACCCAAGACCGTGCGTTCCAAGCAGTGGTTTTGGAAGGAGCCCTTCCTTGGAGGAATCGTCTGAATGATTACATGTCAGGCAAAGTTCCCGATACTGCTGCTAATAGAGCTGCTGCCATTCAAGATCTTCAAAACGAATGGACATCCATGAAGAATCTGACTCCGGCAAAGCTTGGGTCATATCTTCAAAACATGAGGATGGAACGGCAACAAAACACTGTTGATACAAACCTTGGCACTCTGCCTCCTCCGCAACGAACTGTTCGTGTTGGACAGATGCTGCTCAACATGGGCGTCAAGATTTGGCAACATCCCAACTTCGATCTCAATAAAGGGTACGTTGAGAAAGGCGGTAGAGTTGGTCGTCACTCCGACAGCTCACGTCATTATGAATCTAGTGCCCTTGACCTTCCTCTTTCACATAACAGTGTGACAGAGCTTGATAAGACGTATGATTATCTAAAGAACAATGCTGCGGCATTGGGCATCACCGAGCTGTTCTGGGACCGTAAGGGTTATTACCAGAACGGTAAGTTGATTGGTGGACCACGGTCCAAGGCCATTCCGGGCCATGATACTCATCTTCACGTCGCATTCTAACTTGGGAATCAAAGGGACTTTCTTGCGAGAGGGTCCCTTCCCACAACACATCATTTACCCTTGAGGGGGTTCCATTAAATGCCTAGTCTTACTGATTCGTGGGATTCTCAGTATTCATATCAGGACACCACATCAGTTCCTGCGCTTGATTCTGGGAAGACTAATTCTCAAATTGAAGAAGAAAATCGCAACAGACAAACTGAGGCTGCGATTAAAAAATCTAGACAGATTAAAGAAAAGGCCGCAGCCGACAAAGCGAAGAAGCGGGCTAAGGGTCGTCCCAAGCGTAATCGGGAATCATGGAACCCCGCACAGGTGCTTGGCCAAACCATTGGCAACGCTGCTATGGCGCCGTTCGAAGCGGTATCAGAGGCTGTCAGTCCTATTGCTGCTGCTGGCGGCGAGTGGGTAGACAAGAACCTTTATGGTATCCGAGATGTCAAGCAACTGGAGAAGCGGAAGCAAGTAAGGCTTGGTCAGGCTAAATCTGACACGGCCGTCCGTGTTGAAAAGACTCGCGGTGAACGGCAGAAGCAGCTTAAGCCTATTGCTGAAACTGCTAAGATGCTGCTCAAGGGTTCCGGCCCAGGCATCATTGAGGACTACGGTTCACGGGCTATTACTGCTGGCCAAGAGATTATCGCCCGCACGGGTGAGATGATTGGTGCCCCTGTGGCCCCTGAACAGGACCCTAGAAGCGATAGGTACATCAAGGCCCAGATCGACTTTGGACTCACTCCAGAGGATCCTATGATGGCCAAAGGGGCTGAACTCCTTAAGCTCATCAATGGTGCTCGACTGCTTCGCCGGATTGCTCCTGGAGATGTCAGTAAGAATAAGATGGCCAGCTTCACTCGTGATAGGAGCCTGGACTTCTTTGCTGGTTTCATCCATGCTGATACTTCTGATAAGGGTGGTCCTACCCTGCTTGCCAGGTTAGATGAGGCCCTGCCTGAGAACCTCCGTCAGTTTGTTCCTGCTGCTGTTCTTGGTGATCCTGACTACGACAGCGAGGCTCGGTATCGAGTGCTTGCTGGTCTTGAGGACATGGGTCTTGGTATTGTTGCTGATGCTGTTGGTGCCAGCTTCAAGGCGCTTGATGTGTTCCGCACTAAGCTTCGCCCGTTTGGCAAAGCAGTCACCGATGAAAGCCGCGCAGAAGCCATCTCGGAAGGAGTCAAGGTCCTCAATAAGGAACTGGATAACGCAGCCTCAAAGGCATCCGTAAAGGAAACAGAGGAGGCGCTTCAATGGAATGATGCTGATCAGCTTACCCGCGATGAGGTTCTGAATAAAATCGATGACATTAAACGCCGTCAATCAGATCCTTGGGAAGACAGTGCTGAGCTTAAGAAGCAGTTGGATGCTGCCAATGATGAGCTGAAGGATATTGACAACAACATTCTTCAACGCTCTGAGGGTATGCCCGCTGGAGCCAGTCGGGTTGAAACTGCTGCCGACATTGGTAAGTTTGACATTCCTGAGGCTATCCTCCAGAATCGTGTCTGGATTACGGATGCTGCCACAAAGAGGGCGAACATGAGCGATGGCTGGCGGGCCAAGATTGACGAAGCTCTTGAGTATTACAAAGATAATATGGAGAGCCTGTATCGTCGATATAAGCCTTCCGAGGTTAAGCGTATTGTTTCCGCCATTGATCAACAGGTTCTGGATTCGTATCAATCGGTTCTGGACACTGCTAAATCAGCAGAAGAAGTTCAGCAAGCCATGCTGGATACCTTCCGTAAGGAGGGGCAGACCTTTACTGGTGAGGTTGGTACAGAGCAAATCAAAACCAAGGCGCTCGTTGTTACCCAAGCAATGATGCGTCGTCTGTCTGAGAAGGCAGCCAACATTGGTGATGATTATCTAAGGTCGGAAGCTGCTGGTCTTCCTGAGGGCAACCACTTTGATCGCCTTGTTGATCAAGTGGCTGGTCTTGCTATGCTTCGCAAGGAGTCCTGGTCGCTTGAGGCTGGCCGCCGTCTGGCTGCTGGTAAGGCATGGAAAGGTACTCTGGATGAGCTTGCTGCTCGGGAAACCGAAGAAGGCGGCACTGTTCTTACCACGAAACTGCTGCGTAAGTGGGCAGATCATGTTAAGTATCTGATGAGGACTGGTGATCCAGCTGCTCGTACAGAGGCTCGTCAGATGGCCCTTGCTATGGCGCTGTCTGGTGGTGATCCGGCAAAAACCATTTCCTTTGCTCAAACAGTTATCCGGTATGCTGGCAAGCGGGCCCTTGGATTGTTCTACAATAACATCCTATCTGGTCCCAAGACCATTATTCGAAACCTTTCTGGTGCTGCGAGGCTTGTGTATCAGCCTACCCAGATTGGCATTCGTGGCATTATGGAGGGCGATGATCGTCTGATTGGTGCTGCT